GCGCTTGAGATCCAAGACTTTCTTGAAGCTGATTTGGACGTTGACGGCATGGTTAGGGCCGTAGATCGAAACGCCAGGACCAGGTACAAGACGGATAAGGACTTAAAAGGGTATGGCATTGAGGATGAACTTTTGAGCATGGATTTTGATGATTATAAGGACTTAGAACTTCGGGTTTATGCTGCCCCTGATGTTGGAGGAGAAACTTGAAAAAACCCAGAAAGAAAACCTATTCAAAGCGATATACACCCGACACCTATTTCATGAAGCAGCTCAAAGAGCTTGACGCGCGCCTTGGGTGCCGGTTTCGGGAAGACTTGCAACGATTTGTCATTACCTGGGAAAAGATATGGGGACAGAATGACGAGATCATGATTGTAAGCAAGCCACATTTCAGACAGCCCGATCGAAGGGAGCTACTGTTTTTATGTGAGGGCGATCTTCACCGGGGGGATATGCGGGACCGGCTAAACAAGACAGCGTCTTATTTTGCGGATTACCGGAAGCGACAGGATAAGAATGTGGCCGATGACATCAGGGGTGCCACAAAAGATGATTCTATACAATTACGCAATACCTTTAGGAATGTTTACAATATGCCGGGCAAGCCTGCCGAGTTTCGACGGATAGAACCAAAGGTGAAGGGGAAGACATTTAACGAGTTAAAAAGTTGCGCGACAGCGTAGTTTGGTTGCTTAAAGATAGTAAAGCTGATAGGATGTAAATATGGGGATAGGTTGATCGCCGAAAAGGTGTATTCCGAACACCCCCTCCCCATATAACTTAATTCGGACAAATCTACGGAGGGTTAAAATGAAGAAAACTAATTTGAAAAACATGGTTCAAATTTATGAGAATGATGTGCGGGCAGGAACGTTCATAATTGCAGATGGTTTTCAAAGAGACCATAGAAAGATTGTGGATGTTATAAGAAAACACCGAAATATGCTTGAAACTTTCGGCCTGATATTAGACAGGAAGTCTAAGTCAGAAGGAGGTCGTCCGACAGTAGAATATATGTTAAATGAAGGCCAAACTATTTTTCTTGGTTCTCTTTTAAAAAATACTGAGGTGGTTATAGCTTTCAAATTAAAAATAGCCCATGCGTTTATTGTTATGAGAGACGCTTTGGCAAAAATTAGGTATCAAAAAAATGACCCAGAATATATCAGAGCAAGAATTGAGGGAAAATCGTCGAGACGTCTTGAAACAATTATCCTTAGTGACCTTATTCCGTATTCTGTGGCGCAAGGTAGTCAAGGATATGCTGAAAATCCTGAAAACTGTTACATCAACTATACTCAAATGACCAACGTGGCATTATTTAATATTGAGGAAGGTTTTAAGAAAGTTAGGGAACATTTAGACAAGAAGCAACTTAGGCAGGTAGCCGTGGCTGAAGATATTATCGCCGATTCAATCATTGAACTAATGGCAGCCGATTTGCATTACAAGGAAATTTATACCGCTGTTAAGGATAAGATTGAAATATATTCCGAAGTTATCGGCAAATCCAAAGTTCCATCGATTGACATGCCAAAACAGTTGGTTTTATTTTAAACCAAAACCATAAACCGATATATGCCTTACGAGAAATCATCAGGTGTGTGTCAAAAAAGGAGAATTATCATGATAGTTGGAAATTTTACGCCGGACCCAATAAATTTTACACATCAAGGAATCACCGGAACAATCCCGGCCTGTAAAGAGGGATCACAAGCCCATGTAGTGGAAATGGACGATGCCAGGGCCAGGCACATTCTGAACAAGTTCACCAAGATCGGACTTGTTCAAATGCAGTTTGGCGATGATCCTGAAGTCAAGGCGAAAGAATCAGTCGCTCTATACAATCGATTCTGGGAACATCAGATTGAAGTTTTCAATCAAAACAACGAACAACAGAAGGAACAGGGCAATCGCTACAGCAAACCTACCGACTTGCTGGCTGAAAAAGCCAAAGCGTTTGGCCTTGAAATCAAGAGACCGTGGATGGTCCCGAGGAAAGATGATGAGGCCGTCAAAGTCCTACGGGAAGAGAACGCCGAGCTAAAAGCGGCTAATAAAGAGCAGGGCAGGCAGATTGCTCAGATATTGGAAATGCTGAAGGGTCAGAACGCGGAACCCGTCAAGGTTGAACCGGATGCTATAACAGTCAATCGGAAAAGATACAGCTCGCTTGTTGAAAGAACCATGAAGGGATGGTTAAAAAACAACTGGGATGATGTCGAAAAAATGCCTGAGGAGAATCAATTTGAAATCAAAACTAAATATCAGGAGATTTACGAGACGCCATTTCCTACCGAAAAACCTGCCTAAACCTGAAACAAGGAGGGTATAATGGCAACTTATTTAAATGGTTATACCCTTCTTGAAAGAGTAAGAATCCAACTCGGGGAGTTCAGTACTGCTTATGTCAACGGTACTGACTCAACAGGAAAATATAAAAACTTTCAGATCATGGATGGCATTAACGCTGCCCAGAGGTTTATATACAACACACTGTTTACCCGAATTCCCTATACATTCGAAGAAGAGATTGCGCTGACAGGCGTAAGTTCTGTTTATACCTTGCCTGCCGACTTCGGACAACTGCGATATTTCAAAGATGCTGACGGATATCAAATCTTCCCCATAAGCACCGATCAGCGCAGAACCACGAACAGCAGTGGGTCTGATCGTAGATATTATCGAAAGGGGAACACTCTTGTGGTTGATAAAGCAAGTTCAACGGATGTTTGTACGTTGATCTATTACCGTAAATGCCGAGACATTCACCAGGGGAAAGCATCAGCCGGAGCTGCTACTTCAATCACTTTTTCAACTGATGCTAAGTTGATAGTTGATTATTATAATGGTTTAACTATCGAAAATATAACAAAAGGTTGGGTTGACGTAATCGACGATTACGCTGTAACTCGCGTTGCTACTATTTCAGAGACGGCAGCGGCGAACGATTATTATGGAACGGTTAGCGACCTCCCGGAATCATTTCATTTTTTAATGGTGCCACGCGCAGTTTTTGAAATTACAGGCGGATTCCCTGGAACAAAAGACTCTAAAATATCCGGGATAGAATTTTTCCAGAGAGACCTTATGGCAACTCTGAGAGCTTATGCCGGGGCACCACTTGACACTTATCCTGAACAGTTATGGTGTTCCTACGCCAGTGGCTATGGTGGACCAGGTGCGCGAATTCCTGGGCATTAGTGAATGTTTCAATCATAAAAAAGGAGCAAGCAGATGGCATGGCCGGATTTTACAGATCTTCAAACCAGAGTTAGAGACTTACTAAACGAATCAACGGCGGGTTTTTACACTGACGATCAGATAAAAAGATGGGTCAACGATGGCGAGCGAGATGTTGCCATGAAAGGTTTGTGTATAGAAAGTATCAACGCTTTAACCACTACTGCCCATACTCGTTTGGTATCCACGAACTACAACAAGGTTCTCTATGTTGAATACAATGATATTGGACTTGTAAAAATCAATCCAACTATGGTGGGACACCTTGATGTAAGCGGTGTCACGCCGCAATTTTGGTTTCCGTGGGGTAAATCTATTGGCATAGAACCCATTCCAGGTGCTGCATACTCTCTGAACGTATATGCTTCAATACTTCCAAGTGAGGAATTGGTAGACGCTACGGACGAGCCACAAATTCCCAGAAGCTTTATACCCCTTGTGGTTAGGTTTGCGTTTTATCGGGCTTTAATGAAGGCTGGTTTGTTTGCCAAATCGGCAAATATTTATTCGGCATATATTTACGGTCTTCAGGAAGCGCGGGACAATATAGTACAGAAATGGAAGAACACGATGGCCGACACCCGAGTTCCTGAAAAAACTGTAGTAAGCGAGGTATAAAATGGCAGCTTTTACTTATACATTAGGAGAAATTCGTACCAGAATTAGGGACCTCTTAAACGAATCAACTGCGGATTTTTACACAGATGCGGAAATCAACAGATGGATAAATGATGGCGAAAGAGATATTGCCGAAAAAGGTAATGCCTTGTGCCATATAGACACCATTTCAACCACCAGTGGCACTAGAACCGTAGCATTTGTAGGCAATAAGGTTGCTTTCCTTGAATATACATATGCTACTGATCAAGGTTTGGGTTTAAAGAGAATTACTGCCAACCAAATTGGCAAATTAGCCGACAATGCCACATCCCCGCAACGATGGTATTTTTCCGGCAATAATGTAGCTATAGAACCGGAACCTGACGCTACGTATTCTCTTAGTGCTTATATATACGACTATCCTTCTACTGAAATGAGTGCTGATGCTAACATCCCGGAAATTCCAGCCGAATTTAGGCCACTGTTGATACTTTTTGGTTTAGTAAAAGGCTTAGAAAAAATTAAAAGATATCAACAAGCGGCACAGGTTTACGGGATGTACCTCAACGAACTTAACCATACTCGGCAGGATAAAATCGAAATTCAAATTGACAGTTGGGACATGATAAAAGATGCCTAGACTAAACCCAGAAATTCCTATTGCTGAAGACATTC